ATGCAGAGCGTATGGCCCGAGGGGAAGAGGCTTACCAGGGCAAACTTCTTGAAGCAAGGCAATCGGACTGGAAAGACGAATTTGTGTTGATAATTTTGTCGGCTCCGATTATAGTGCTTGGGTGGGCGGTCATAAGTGACGATCCACAAGCGATGGAAAAGGTAAAACTTTTCTTCGAATACTTCTCGACGCTCCCTTCATGGTTCACAAACTTGTGGATTTTGGTTGTTGCGAGTATTTTTGGCATAAAGGGAACACAAATATTTAGGAACGGAGGCAAAAAATAATGAAAAGATTTGTAGGTTACTTAATAAGTAAAACATCAAGAGCTAAAAAAGTTGCACCAACAATTACGCAACCTAAACAGCTTAAAAAAACAATGAAAAAAATAGGTGAAAAATATAAATATTCTAGCGCTAGAGAAAAAGAATCTATTAAAAGATTAGATAAAAAAATTGAATTAGAAGGTAAAAGAAAAGAAGGAATCAAAGCTAGTAAAGAACTTAAAAAAATGGTCGATACTGGTCGAGCAGAAAAAATAGGATCTAGAAACAGAATTTTTTCTAAACAAGTTCCTCCAAAAAGAACCAAAGGAGAGGGTAAAAAAGGTGAATTTGTAATTGATAAAATAGAGAAAAAAGCCAAAGGCGGTAGAATTGGTTTTAAAGACGGAACTCCTAAAATGATTTCAATACCTGTTGAAAAACAAGTTAGCAAAAGAGGATTTAAAGTATCATCTAAAAAAGTTCCTTTTGGTGGTAAGGAGCATACAAATTATTTACAAAAACAAATTAGAGATAAGAGAGAACCTATGAAAAAAGGCGGCAAAGCAAAATTTCCTGATTTAACAGGCGATGGTAAAGTTACTTTTGCTGATGTATTAAAAGGCAGAGGTGTTATCAACGGTAAGAAGAAAAAGAAAAAGGTAAT